CTAATACATGGGTAGAAATAGAAGATGGTGCATACGAGGTAATCGGAACAACTGTTAGAAAGGTATTTACAAGAGATTATCCTAGCATGGAATATAGATTCACATATAACTGCGGTTACGACTGTGTACCTAGCACTTTAAAGACTGCCACTTTAAAGCTCGTTTCAGACCTATACGAGTACAGAGAGTCATCAGTTGAGGCTGGTAGACCATCTCCTAATTTAACGACTGCATATGAGCTTATGAAGCCGTTTAAACGCATAAACATATTCTTATAATGATAGGTAGAATGCAAAATAGGATTACTTTTAAAAGTAAGACAAGCGTATCTGATAGTGCAGGTGGTTTTGTTAACACACTTGTTGACTATTATACTTGTTGGGCTGAGATGGTATCCGATTCTAATACAAGGACTAATATAGCTAGTACAGATGGCTTTAAGGATGATATTACATTTAAGATTAGATACACAACATCTAAGGTATTTGATAAAAAGTTGGTAATCAGTTTTCAAAGTAGATTATACATGATAAACTCTATCATAAATCAAGAAGATCGCAACAAGTATTTATTAATAGGATGCACAACTCTTAAATAATGTTTATAGAAGTTAGAGGAATTGGAAAGCTAAAAAGCAAATTTGCAAATGGCTTTGTTCAGTTTAAGTCACACGTTATCAATGAGTTAAACGTAATGGTAAAAAATATAGAAGGCGAAGCTAAGAATGATGCCTCAAATCTACCATATTTTAGAGGCAATTCTACTTATGAAAGAACAAATAATTTATCCAACAGTATTACATCTATTCCATATAATGGTTCTTTTGCATCAGTTGTAGTTAATGCCAAATATGGTCCTTATGTTGAATTTGGTACTGGCTCAGGTTTTGGTATACAAAAATATAAATATAATTTAACTACAAAGCACATTTTACCTTACGCTTCAATATTTAAGGGTTCAGGTGGCAAAAATAGCAATATGGGCTACAGAACCTACTTATTCAAAAATTTTGAAATAGAATATACAAAAGCTTTAAAGGGTATTAAAAACTTTAAATTGCAATAAGTTCAATTAAATATATTTCGTTAAATTTGTACAAAATCAATACCATGAATATTACACTAAACGAAGAGCAGGTAAAACAATTAGACGCATTTATTCAAGAAATGCCAACTAAGTTTGGATTGCCTTTAACTCAGTTCTTATCAAAACTTGCTCAAGAACAAAATCCTGAGGAAGTAAAAGCTGAAACTGAAGCTTAATGAAAGATTGCGGATATGCTATACGAAAGGCTTATGTAGATAAGTTAGCATCACAAAGTTACTCTTTGGGTGTTTACGATACTATTGCACCTGATACTGTAGAGCCTCCGTTTTTAATCATAAGCAGTCAAACATCTGGAGAAACAAGTGATAAACAGAGTTATAACTTTGATGTTACTATTCAATTTGATGTTGTGTACAGAACTTTTAAGTCAGGTGAAGTAGGGCAGAAATCGGTAGACCAGTGGGCTAACGAATTGTTAGTGATCATAGGCGTTAATGTGCCAGATTATCCAAGTGCTTCTCCTGACTTTAAAATAGTTACTCGTAAGATGACAAGCAATAATGCTACATTTGATTATGTAAATGAAGCTTATGTATTCAGAAGAGTAATTACAATGGAACATTTTGTAACTCAAATATTATAAAAAATTAAAATAAAATAAAATGCCAACAACAGGAATTTTTAATGGTACAAACTTAGTAGTTCTAGTGGGAACAGAAGTAGTGGCTCATGCAACATCATGTTCTTTAACAGTAAGTGCTGACTTACCAGATGCAACAACTAAATCAAGTGGTGGATGGGCTGATCAGATTGCAGGTTTGCGTTCTTGGTCTATTACTACAGATGGTCTTGCTACAGTAGAACCAACAGGTACAAACTATGTGGTAGGAGATATTTTCTCTGCTTTGAATGGTAGAGGTGTAGTTACAGTTAAGTTTACTACAGTTACTGGTAGCACTCCAATCGTAGGTGACTTAATTTGGTCTGGTTCTGCATTTGTAGAAAGCTTAGATATTACTGCTGACATGGAGTCTCCAGTTACTTACTCTGCTTCTTTCACAGGACAAGGTCAATTGACTCAGGCTACTAACGCATAATAACACCAAAAACACCAAAATATGAGAGGACATTACGAACTAACCCTAAGTGATGGGACTAAGATACCTATGAGGTTTTGTACATGGTCTTTAAAAAGATTCTGTCAACTACAAGGTATTGGTCCTTCTGAAATAGGAGAAGCATTAAGTGGTTCTAGCCAATTAGATGCAATGACTAACTTGATATTAGCTGCTGCTGAATATCCTTTATATAAGGAAGGCAAGACACCTAATATTACAGAATTAGAAGTTTGTGATTGGATTGATGATATTGGTGGCATAGCAAGTCAGAAATTCCAAAACATTATTACAGCTTTATCTGAAAGCATGAGTAGTGGCATAGAAGTAGAACCTACCAAAAAAGGTAAATCTTCTGATGTAAAAAAAAATTAGAGTGGATTGATATTGAAAAATATACAATGGGGGAGTGCCAAGTGCTTCCCCATTTGTTTTGGGATATGTCGATGGCAGAGTTAGATTATGTGTGGTATGGTTACCGTCATAAAGAAGAACAAGAATGGTTAAGAGTTAGATGGCAAACTACAATTCTTATAAATGTACAACTTCCAAAAGGTAAAAAAGTAAAACCACATGAGCTTTTGCCACTTGATTGCGATAATCGTAACTTTGTAAAGCAGAGGGTTATGACTAATGATGAACTGCAAGAGGTATTAAAAAAGTATAATAATATAAAAGCTTAGATAAAATGGCAGGTGAAGATTTACTACAGATTAGGGTTACGGCAGACTTTAAACAAGCTGAAGAATCATTTTTAAAATTAAGTAAAACTGCCACTACTTTTGAATCAGACATTAGAAAGATTTCTGCTAATGTTAGCAGAGAATTTAATAAAATAGAAGGTAGTGCCGAGCTATTTGGTAATTCAACTACTGTAGTTGCAGATAAGATGAAGGTTCTAAAAAATGCTATGGAAAATCTAATGTCATTAGGTTTCCAGGCTATGAATCCTCATGTACAAAAACTTAAAGCTCAATACGATGAGTTAGGTAAATCTATAGAAAAAGTTGGTCCTGCAATTGAAAAGACAAGTAAAAAAATGTCTGGGTCTAATAAGACCATGATGAGCATATCATTAATATTACAAGATTTACCATACGGATTTAGAGGTATTCAGAATAACTTACCAGCATTAGTTGGAAGTTTTGCTGCTGCTACTGGAGCAATTTATCTTGGATTTTCAGCATTAATTGCAATTACTACTGCTTATGAAAAAGAGATAGTTCAATTAATATTTGGCATAGATGATTTGACATTATCTAATAAAAAAATGAATGAAGCTATTGCTGACAATTTAGGTCAAGCAAAATCACAAATAGCTACAGATCAATCTTTACTTAAAATTGTTAATGATACTACACAAAGCACTAATAATAGAACAAAAGCATTAAATCAACTTAAAGAAGAATATAAGGGTAATATTGAATTACAAAAATTAGATATAACCGATGGTGCAAGGTTAGCTGAAGTATATGGTAAGATTGAAAATGCTTTAATTAGAAAAGCTAAAGCACAAGCTTTTGCAGGACTTATTGCAGAAGAAGAAGCAAAGATATTTAAGTTACAAACACAAGCAGGAGAAGAAGTTGTAAAAAACTTAGGATTTATGGGTATTACCTATGGTTTATTAACTTCAGGCATAGGTGGGGTTACTGCATCTTCAAATATAGCAACGTCTGCTTTCAATAAACAAGCTAACGAAATAGCTAAATCAGAAGCTAATATAGCTTTATACACTCAAAAGTTAAATGAAAATACTGTAGCTACTATTGAAAATGCAGATGCACAATCTTTAGATACAACAAAAATTAAAACTAAAGGTGATAAGGCTGCTAAAGAAGCTGCTAAATTAGCCGCTTTTGCTGCAAAAAGAAGAGCATTAGCTGGTGGTGATATACAAGTTATTAAAGAACCAGAAGTAGACCCTAAAGCACAAGCTAAAGCATTTGCAGATAAGATGGCATTTGATAAAAAAATGTCAAAGGCTAGAGTTGACACTCTTAAAGAACAATACCAATTAGAGGTAACTGAAGCTCAAGGAAGTTTCGAGAAAATTAAAGTTGCTGAGGAAACGATGAGGACTGCCCTTAATCAAGGATTTATGGATGGAACTATTAAGCTATCCGAATATCTTGATGCTATTTTAGAATTAAGAAAAAAGTCTAATAAAACAGTTACAGATGAATCTAAGGCTGCTACTCAAGAAATGATGAAAATGGGTGTAGGAATAATGTCTGCATTAGGTCCAGCCTTAGATATGCTTTTAGATAAAGGTGCAGCTTTGGGTGATGTATTAAGATCAGCTTTTCAAAGTATAATTAAACAATTAATAAAAGTTGCTATTGCAGCAGCTGTTGCTGTTGCTTTATTGTCAATCATATTTCCACAGAATGTAGCTAAAGCAGGAGGAGCATTAAAAATGTTTGGTAATTTAACCGCAGGTGGAATGGGTCTTGGTGCACAATTATTTGCAAATGGAGGTATTATATCAGGTCCAACTTTAGGTTTAATGGGTGAATATCCAGGAGCAGCAAGCAATCCAGAAGTGGTAGCCCCTTTAGATAAACTACAATCACTTATGGGTGGTGGAAATGGTGGTACTTTAGAAGCTAGAATAAGTGGTAATGATTTATTAATTTTAATGAACAAAGCAGGTAGAAACAATAATAACACATTCTAATGGCATTTATAAACCCAAAATACGAGATAATATTTGATGATGTATATGCTGTACCAGATGCAACAAACACCGTCTATAGGGCTCAGATTTACAAAGACGGCTATTCTAGCGGTACTATATTTCCATTGACTGCATCAAATAGTCCTTTTGTTATAGAAACCATAGATACAGAGGGTAATGCTTATACACCAGTGTTAGCTACAAGAGCTACTTTAAATATAGTAAAGAACGAATTTCAAAGCACTAATTATGCTGAGTTATTACAAGATTTCTTTACTGCTGATGATAACGACTACATGATAGTTGTTACAAAAGGAACTTATAATGGTTCTTATACTTGGACTACAGTTATTTGGAGAGGATTTTTTATACCTGTAGATAGTGTTCAATTTTCACCTGTAAATCTAAATAGTTTATCATTGACATTTGTTGATGGTTTAGCTAGGACTAAGAACAAGAAATACTACTTCAATTTAACAAATGGTATTGGTTTTAATTCAGAGGATCAAGTAAGCTTAAAAGACTTACTTATTGATTGTTTTAGTAAGACTGAGTTTACTTTAGATGTATGGATTAATGAATACTATAAAACAGCAAATATAGCTTCTAGAAACATAGAAAATATGTATCTAAAGAAGAATTACCTAATGGAGCAATATGGAGAATATCTAAGTTATTATGATATTTTAGAATATGCTTGTAATAGGTTTGGATGGGAATGTTTTTATAAAGAAGATAAGTGGTATTTAACTTGCTATGGTGCTTTAACTAGAGAGTCTACAATAGCTTATTATGTTTATAATAGTGCAGGAGTTTATCAATCTACTCAAACAGTAGGCAATACAACTACAGTCGCTATAGATAGTACTAATAACTTTAAGCAAATTAGCCAATCATTAATGGTTAGTTTTAATAGAGCACAAAAGTCTTATACTCAGTTTAGTCCAATATATAACGTAAAGCAACTTGTTGCTAATGGATGGTTTTTATCTTGGTCAGGAACAAATAATGCTGATGCATGGATTGAAACAGGAATGATAGGAAGTAAGCTTGATCCCACGAATGGTGGACTATATACAACAGATTCTACTACAAGTCCTGGTGAAACTAATAAAGCATTTAGGTCATTTAATAATGATGTTAAAATAGGCGACTATTTAAACGTAAGATGGTTAGATTATAAATATAATTGTACGGCTAGGTATTGGGTAAGAATTATACCTTCTGATAACTCTGCTGCTCAGTATTTAGATAATACAGGGGAGTTTACAACAACTGTAACATATCTTAATGATTACCCTGTAGCATTCCCTAAGCAAATATTAGTACCTATTGATGGTTCTATAGATGTTGTTATTTTAAGACCCTTAGAAACAGGTACTGGACCATTTTTAGAATTATACTATTTTTTAGTACAAAATACTGGTCCTTCATCACAGATTTATAATTATGATTCATACAGAGAAATAGGTAGTAAGGATTCTCAATTTAAGCCAGAAGAAGGTGATAACTTTGCTTTAGGCTTTATGTACAATGACATATTTAAGAATAATGACACAGGTGCAAGAGCTGCAAATAGTCCTAAAGATGTATCAGCGTCTTCTTATGTTGGTATGTACACTACAAGTAATAATAGTGGGTTTTTTAATCAGTTCGGCAGAAATGCTACAGGAAGCACAGAGTTATTTACTCTAGTTGCTCAAGATATTGGTACTGATCAGGTGCAAACACAAACCATAATAGAAGGTCAATTTAAGACCATAGGTTATTGGTTAAATAGTAAGTTTACCTATTCTTATGATGGTGTAAATACTTATACATATTTATTAAAATCTTTTAAGTGGGATTTAAAACAAGCAGTCCAAGAGTCAGTACTAAAGAAGATAAACTACAACGGAACAACCATAGACATAGACATATTTAAAAACTTAAATACTAGGAAATAATGCCATCAGTAATAAACGGAACTAATATACTTCTTTTTCAATATAATACTTCAACTGCCGTTGGAGTTCCTTTTGCAGCAGCTACAA